GCTTAAATCATGTCGTCGTCACCGTACTCGTCTTCCTGTCGCCGGAACCACGCCTCCAACTGGCTATCGGTCTTCGCGCATTCATCGTCGCTGAACCCGATCACAGGGTCAGAGCGCCCATCGCACCCTCTAGCCCGTAGCTCATCGCGCGGCCCACGACCTGCCCCGCGGTTGCTCCGGCCGCCCCGATTGCCAGACGGCTCATCTGACCGCTTAGGCCCGCCAGCACGCCGTTTGCCATCTCGCGAAAGTGGTGCGGAACCAACTGGAAGTGGGGCGTTCGCTCGTGGGCGATCTGAGCCTGCGCGGCGGTCCGGTGATCGCTCGCGCTGTCCGCGACCGGCGGCCGGAGCGTTGTCAGCAGTGCGTCCGCGCGTGGGGTTACCTCGATGTGGTAAATCACCTCGAAGTCGAGGATCGACGTGCTTGCCGCCGCCCCGCTCACCACCACCGCTAGACCGTCGTGACCCGTCATGTCCAGGTACGTCCCGTCGAACGACCGCTGGAACGTGCGATTTGTCGCTCCGGTCACCGCGCTCCACGAGAAGTCGTCCTGAACGTACCCCGGTGCGATGTCGCCCGCTGCTGTCGGCGACGGACCAGTCCCCCTCCATTGGAGGAACTCGTTGCTTGTCCGTTTCCCGCGAACCAGCAGCCCGTTCACTCCCAGCGACGCGATCGACGCGGTCACCGTTCCGGGGATGCGTCGCATCGCCTCGGTCTCCAGTGTCCTTGCGGTCTCCGAATTGCCCAGCGGTGGTAGGCCGTTCGTTCGCAGCCAATTGGCCACGGTCAGGCGGGTCGCGGTCGGCGCTATCGCCTGAGTCGCCCCATACGACCTTTCGCCCTCCGTCCAGATGTGCACGTCCGTGTCGAACCCCGCTGACCCGAGAAACGGGGCTAGGTCCACCGCTCGAGCCGGCGCGCGACCGCGGGGGGTGAACTTGGTTAGAATCACTCGCCCGCTTGAGCTCACTCCAGGAAGCGTCTTCAAAACGACGCCCCAGCCCACCACCCTGTACGATGCGCCCACCGCACGGAGGTTCGTCGCAAGGTCTAAAGCCGTCCCCGCCAACGATGTCGTCGGTGCCGCTGGCACCGCTGCGTCCGTCCCCGCTGGTGTTGGATTGGCGAACGGAAAGATCGCGGTCGTGTTGCTCACGCTCCCGGATAGGATCAGGGAGCTGCACGCCAGACTGGGCAGAATCAACATCTGCGCCCCCCCCGCTGCGTCCGTCGACAGAATGTCGCTCGTCGGCACCGGGTAAGCCATAGTCATGGCCCGAAATCCGTCTAAGATCCGCGCACCCTCCGCATGGCGCGAGAAGGGATTGTAATGCATGAGTGCACTCGGCGGCAAGCGCGGCACCAGCTGTCGCTGCACCACCACTTTCTTCGGCTTCGGATTTGATTTCGGAGGCCGACCCAGTCGGCGCTTTCCCACTCCCCCGCGGGCTCCCATGTTGTTGTTCACGACCACCTCGGTCTGTGGTTTCTTTCGATTGTTTGGCATTCAAATAGCTCGGCGCCTGTCGACCAGTGTCGACATATGAGTCCATAGGCGGCTTTGCGCGCTCAACGTTGTCAAACACTGCCGAAGGCAGCCCAGACAGCGTCGTCGCGGATTTGCACGCCTCAACAAAGTTGTTGAGGACGGCGCCGTCAACGCCATTTACTACCAACCAATTGTCCCGGATGCGCTCCCGGACCTCTTCGTTTGTGTCCGGTTGGGCCACGACGACTTCATTGATGTATTTCCACATCTCGGTCTTAGTCATGTCCTTAGGCCGCAGGCCGGCCGCCCCAGTGATGCGAATCACGGCGTCGGCCCACGGGCCAAGCGCCGGGCACCAACGCCCGCAGCTCGAGAGGATGCCCGCCGCCTTGTTCATTGCGGCTTGCTCGGGCGTCACGACACGGTTCGTCGTCAAGTTCACCTTCGTGATCTGACGCCAGAAATCCGGCACGCGCACTGTTCCCCCGGACCACGCATCCAGGTAGTATTCACCCAAGAATGTCACCGGATCTTCATTGGCACTCCGGCGTGCGATGATCTTCATCTCCATGCCCAGATCCTTTGCGACTCGAACCCGAACCGCACTAATATCGCCAAAGGCAAAATCGTGCATGACACTATCATCACCGCATTGTAAGCCCAACAACCGGAATGCCTCAGCCGGACCGAAGCCGACGGCGCGCAACGCGCAATATTCACGAAACACGCACTTCATGATGTTTGCAAACGTCGTACGCGAGCTCCCGGACCCCAGCTCCCACGACATCTCATAACGGTGTCCTTTCGCCATGTAGACGTACCGTTTGTCCGTGGAGTACTGCCCAGAAGTCGGTCGCTCGAACTTCAAGTGGTTCCGAAGCTCGTCACGATACGCGGACTGGAAGAACCCGAATAAAATCGGGTCGACGATGTGCTCGCGGTCAAACCGGAGCTCACTACCGTCGCAGTTCGTGATGTCCCCCTCGCTGCACGAAGGCGCAGAGGGTTTGAGGCGGTCCGGAACGTCCTTTCCTGTGGCGATGTCGGCCACACGCTGCGCGACCCACTCGGGCGTGCGCCCGCATCCAACCCACGAAAAGCGGTCTTTCAACGCTGCCATTGCTGCATGTGTGTAGCAGCCAAGCGGAGCCTTTTGCTCCGACGGAAAATCAGTAATCATCCGTGGTTTCGGGCCAAACTCGGCCTTCATAAACCCTTTCAGCTTCTCGTTGAAGCACTCAAGCACGTCAACGCGGTCTCGATCGCGCTGCTGAGCTGGACGCGTCCAATGCTGGTCATACAACTCATCCAGCGTCAACGGCACTCCAGTACCCCGGATGTCGGCCAGCACCATGTCGACGAACTCCGTGGCGTAACTCTTGTACTTGTGCGGCACTACGTGGTTGCGGTTTGCCTCCTGAGCGCCCTTCACTCGAATCCGATGTGCCGCGGACTCGTTCTCGGCCATGTTGGCTGGGGCTTGGCTCTGGACAATAGCCGGGCACGGGCAGAATGCGCGACCAATTGGTGCGCTCTCAATCTCGCGGACGGGGTATTTGTTGTCGTCGTCGTGTGCGGACACATAATGTGCCACCTGAGGCCCATAACGCATTATCACCTCAGATACGCGCATCTGCGGCGTGCCACGTGGCTGCCAGCGGTTCGTCAATAAAGCGAACACCGCCGGCGCCCAGGCAATGCATTCCTCCGTTTCAACACGCGACGCGCGCATGTAGCGCTCAACGTCACCAACCATCGCGGTTTTTGCTGCGTGAAATTTCACTGACCAGCCAAAGTAATGGACAGGCTGCACCTCAAACGATCTCCACAGGCCCGGTAGTGAGATGGAAAGCATCGCCATGCCTTCCTTGTAATACTCGTTCACTACCGCGCCGTCAACGACCATGTTCTTACGGCGAATCCCGACGATCTCGCGGCCGCACCAGCCAGGGAATGCTGTGTAGCTCGTCGGAAAACATCCGACAATCCACCGACCGGATTTGCACTTTCGCGCTTCAACCAAATACATGATTGCGTTCCCCCACCAATCAATTACGGTGAAATGGTCAACTGACCAGTCCCATAATGGGTGAGTGTACGACGCGCCGCCGTTAACGCGGTTGTGCAATAAGGTGCCGTTAAAAACTGACGCACATCCGGCCGGATCGCGGTAAGTGCCTTTCTCGACGCTATACAAGCCGTCGGGCGCCTCACCAGCTACCTGCTCAATCACCTGTGTGTACCACAGCATCGGGCAACCATACCTTGCCCATTCGTTCACGTCCGTGTAATAATCAACGTCCGTGCCGATGATGAACGCGTCGCTTGGCACGACGTCGTCCTTGATGGGAGTTCCCGCATCCTTCGCCAAGTAATTCATACGAACACCTGGCCCGGTGTCTCGAGGACACCAGGACACCGCGTAAGGCGTACGCCCAAAGCGCCGCGCAGCGTCGTTCATCGCTCGCGTCACAATCGTACGTTCCAAGGCGGCGTCAGGATGGGAGTGGCCTTTCGGCATCCGACCCGTAAAGTCAAGCCGGGACAAAAAGTCCATCGTGTCGTTCCGCAATGACGCGGAAGAGCGGCGCGTTAAGCTCTCGGCCAATCGGTTCTTCGAAAAGAACGTCAAATGCCAAAGAGATGCGCTTGCCCGACTTACGAGCCTGGGAAGCCCAGGGTGGAACTGATGAGCTACTAGCTCTTGCGACGGAAAGTGGGACCTACGAAGTCCGCGCACGACCTGTACAACAGGATACTTGATATCGTCTATGACGACACACGTGCGAATTACACTCTCCACCACAAATTTCTTCACTTCTTGCATGTTGCAATTCACTGAACCACCAAGGCAGCCACAGAAGGCTGCCTCATCACCAATGTTATCCGAACTGAAACTGCTCCCCGAGGAGACGGATTGGTGATCATCATCATCACGATTGATGCCCGACGCGTTGTCGCTGTCGGCCCTAACACTTACGGGTCTACTGGCATCAGAAATGGTCCGGGAGCGAGGCTTGTCCTTGTCCAACCACTGGGAGAGAACGCGACGACGCTGTCGGATGCGGCCCTCCGGGCCGCGCTGCAGAAGGGTTCCAGCTCCTTCAGCAGAGCGAAGGCCAGCTTGGCTGGCGTTCGCAAAGTTCCTCGAAAGGAACATTGAT